CCCTTGCAGGCTGGCCGCGCCGGCAGCGCCACCCAGCGTGCCGGTGATGCCCGTGGCGCCCACCTGTTTCGCACCGGTGCCGAACGCCCGGTTGATGACACCAGCCGCCGCACCGCCGATGGCCGCGCCGATCGGGCCGCCGAAGATGGCGCCTGCAGCCATGCCCATGTTCACCAGACCGTTGCCGCTGCTGCCGAACAAGCCGCGCCCGCCGCTGATGCCGCGCCCGATGGATCCGCCGGCCATCACGGCCGCTGCCCAGGGTGCCAGCGCGCCGGCGCCCTGCGCCAGGCCGGCGCCGACCTGCCCGCCGGCCAGCATGCTGCCGGCGCCTTCAAGCGCCATGCCGGTGCCGCCGTTCATGGCCAGCGTGGATCCGGCCGAGAAGATGCCGCTGAGCCCGCCCAGCTGCCCGCCCGCGCCGCCCAGGCTGCCCAGCAGGCCCAGCGGGTTGCCACTGGCGGCACCGCCCACGCCGCCGGCCTGCGCCGGCATGCCCAGCAGTGCGCCGAGCGAGCCGATGCTGCCGGCCACGATGGGTTGGATGGCCAGGCGCAGCACGGTGGACTTGACGGCGTTTTTCAGCGAGTCGAGGAAGGTCTTGCCGAAGCTCTTGCCGCTTTCGAACGAGCGCATCAACGCATCGGTCAGGCTCTGCCCGACCTGGTCCATGGCTTTCTTCCACTCCTCGGCCGCAGCCTGGGCCGCCTTGGCGGCGCCGCCCTGGTCCTTCAGGTCGGCCAGGTCGCGCAGGGCCTGGGCCTGCTTGCGGTACTCGGCGCCGAGCTGGCCGCTCCAGTCGATCTCATCCATCAGCGCGGCGGTGCGTTCCTTGGTCGCGGCGGTCTCGCGCAGCTTGGCGCTTTCCAGTGCGGCGATCTGCTCGGCGTTCAGGCCGATGACCGCATTGGCCTCGCGCTGCTTCTCGATCTCGGCCTGCAGCGTCTCGGTGTGCTTGAGCATCGCCGACACCGCTTCGTCGTTTTCCTTGGTCGCTTGCTGCTGCCAGGCCAATGCGGCCTGTGCCTCGGTCAGCGCTGTGCGCCGCGCGGCGATCTCGCTGCCCATGGCGTCGATCATGTTGATCTTGCCTTCCTGCACCAGCTTGTCCAGGCGGATCTGTTCCTTCTCGACATCATTGAGCGGGCGCCCCAGGTCAAGCTCCTGCTGCAGGGCTTGGGTGCGGGCATCGATGTCGGCCTTGTAAGTGGCGGAGCCCTCGGCCCACTTCTTGGCCTGCGCGGTGCGCTCGATCATGGCTTTGGACGTGGCTTCGGTCGACAGGCGCAGCTCAAGCTCGCCGGCCAGCCCGATGGCCTGCGCCCGGGTCAGTTGCAGCTTGCCATCGCGCAGCTGCACCATGATCTCGATGGCCTGCTTTTGCGCCTCGGTCAGCTTCTCGCCGCTGTTGATCTCGGCCTGGTCGGCCGCGGTCTTGTCGCGGATGCTGGCGATCAGCTTGTCGTATTCGGCCTGGGCCTTGGCGGCTGCGGCGGCCGCATCGGTGATGCCCTTGATGTCCGCCACCTGGGGGCGATCGGGCGGTGCGGCCGGGGCGGTGTCTTTCACCTTCGCCATCTGCTCGCGCAACTGCGCGCCCAGCAGGGGCTTGCTCCAGCGGTCTTCGTAGCGCTTCAGGTAGTCGGCGTCCGCCTGGTCCCGGCGCGCGTCGTACTGGTCCCAGAGCTTGCTGGCCTCGGCAAAGTTGCCCGACAACTGCAGCTTGATCGCGTTGATCGGCGTGCTCAGCCGGTCGGCGATCTTGTTGCCGACGGTGGCGAAGGCGTCGCCGACCTGCTGCGCCAGGCGCACGATGATCTGCAGGTCGTCGACCACGTAGCTGAGCAGGTCGATCACGCTGCGCACCCACTCGGCCACGGTGCCGTCTTTCGACAGCGTGCTGATCTGTTCCTTCAGGCCGCCGGCCGAGTTGGTAACCTTGAGCATCGCTTCGCTCAGTTCGTAGAGCGCCGGCAGCATGCCCATGGCCAGATCCTTCTTCCAGGCTTCGCCGTTTTTGCGCAGCATTGTCATGTTGTCGCCGAAGGCATCCGCCATGGCGGCTTGCGTGCGCTTGAAGGCGATCTCCTGGTCCGTGAGCTTGGCGTTGACCTTGTCGGCGCCCTCGGCTAGGTCGGCCATGAAGGGCAGCAGCTTGGCGCCCTCTTTGCCGAACAAGGCCTGCGCGGCGGCCGACTTGTTCGCGCCGTCGGCGAAGCCCCCCATGGCCTGGGCAACCTTGATCATCTGGGCGTCGGGCCCCAGGCGCCGGAACTCATCGAAGTTGATGCCCAGCGCCTTGAGCGCCACGGCCGCCCCCTTGCTGTCCTCATCGCTGGCCGACATCGACTTTGAGAGCTTGCCCATGGCGCCGGCAATCGAGTCGATGCTGGTCTCGGTGTAGCCGCCGATGCTGCGCAACTGGCCCAGCGCCGCCACGCTGGCGCCGGTCTGCTGGCTCAGGTCATGCAGCGCAGCGGTGCCCTGAATGGCGCCGTCGATCATGCCCTTGAAGGCGTTGATGCTGGCCACGCCCGCGAACAGGACGAAGGCCTTTTTCGCCATGTCAACGGCCTGCTGCACGTCTTTCATCGCGCCGCCGACTGACCGCTTCATGTCGTCCATGTCCTTTTGCAGGCGGGCGATGTTGGCGGACATCTCGATGGTCAGGCTGCCGATGCTGCTCATGATGTGGGTGGTCCGGCGCGGTGGGTCAGTGGGTCGATCGGGTGCGGGATTGCTGCTCGGCCGCGATGGCCAGGGCGGCAGCGTCGATGTGGATCAGCGTGTCCAGCTCCCAGGGGGTGAGCTGCACGCGGTACAGGCGGCACCAGGCCTCGATGTCGACCAGGGTGAGCGAGTGCAGGCCCATGCCGCTGCGCCGGCTGGCGCTCAGCAGTTGGTAGGTGTCCCACAACTGCGCGCCGGCCGGCGGCACGGCATCGAGCAGGCGGTCATCGACCTTGCCCGTGTTGGTGGCCAGGCGCTGCAGGTGCTGGCGCAGCGTGGCGCCGTCGCCCTGGCGTTCCTGCAGGTGCATTTCGCGCTCCGCGGCGTCGATCAGGCTGCGGCGGAGCGCTTGATAAAAGCCTCGCGCTCATCGAGCGCAGCCACCACCTGGTCGCGCAGCCACCGCAGCTTGCCGTCGGTGTAGAGCGCCCGCGCGGCGTCGGTGCTGTAGGGTACCGGCTGGCCGGCGCGCTGCAGGCCTTGCCAGCCCAGGGTGAAAGCCACTAGCTGGTCGGTCATGTCGGCTTCGTCGTCGACCGGGTCGGCCAACTGCACCTTGCCGGTCTTTTGCAACTGCGCGCGCATCTTGCGGGCCCGGTCGAAGGCCTGGCGCTTGCGCTCGGGGTGCTCCGGGCCGGCGATGGTGATCACCATCTGGGTGGGCGCGCCGGTGGTGGGGTGCTTGATGGTCACGTCGCTGGCGGCCACGTCCTGGAAGTCGCTGAGGTCGAGGATGTCGGTGGTGTCGGGTGGGGTCATGGTGCTGGTCTCAGTTCGCAGGGTGGTGGTGGGGTGCCCGTGCCCAGACCGGCCGCCACCCTGCGAGGTAGCGAACCGGCCCGGGTCGGTGCTGGGGTGGCGCGTGCAAATGTCCGCACGCGCCGGGGTGGGTGGCGTCAGGCCTGGGCGTCCTGGATCTGCAGCGTGGTGGCCTCGGTCGCCAGGCCGGTGCCGCCAGCCACGTTGAGCAGGGCCTGAAAGGGGATGGTCTGCACCAGGCCGCCGTCGCCGTCGTTCTTGGACGATCCGCCCAGCTTCAGCCGCGGGATGGCGATGGCGATGAAGTCGGCCGCCGCGGTGTTGTCGGCCGTGAAGGCGGCCATGAGGTCGATCTCGGTCTCGGCGAAGAAGGCGTCGCGCAAGGCCGTGCTGTCGAAGTAGGCCGTGAACTGGCCGGTCACGGCCACCTTGCCGGCGAACAGCTGCGGCACGATGTTGCTGCCCACCACCGGGTCGCCGCTGTAGGTCGGGTCGATCTCGATGCTCAGGCCGGTCAGGCTGGCCACGGCCACGCCGCCGATGCGGATCACGCCGTTCACCGCGGCCATGGTGGCGGTGGTGGTTACCGCCGTGGGGGTCGTGAAGTACTGGGTATTCAGCGCCACAGCGCCGCGCTTGCTGGCCACGTCGGCCACGTCCTGGCCCATGAAATCGAAGTCCACCGTGGCCATGCCGGTAGGCGGCAAGTTCATGCTGATCTTGTCCATCTTGCAGCCCAGGAACAGCTCGCTCTGGCTGAGGTCGCTGTACCAATGCTCGACCGCAAAGCTCAGGTCGGTATGGCCGCTGGTGGGGATGTAGGTGCGCTTGCCCACCGTGGTGACGGTGCAGCCCGTGATCGGGCCTTCAGCCACCAGAGCCACGGCGTTGAGCACGATGACGGTGGCCACCGTGGCGGTGAGCGCCGTGATCATCAGGTTCTTGTTGAGGTTGGCGGCGTTCAAGGCCCCGACCGACAGCCGAATGACAGTGCCGACCTTGAAGCCGTCCGTCAGGTAGCTGCCGGCAGCGCGGGTGACGGTGTAGGTGGGGCCCGTGCCAACGATGGTGAGCGACACCGTGGCGGCTGACACGCCGGCCGTGAAGGCACGCTTCAGACCGGCGGCCATGAAGTCCGCATAGGTCTTGCAGCTCAGCTCGCCGCTGATTTTGCCGGCCACCTTGCGCACGCCGTGGCGGTAGTCGGCGATCTGCAGGTCGGGCCGCAGTTCGTTGCTCTGGTAGGTGTCCTTGCTCAGGTCGAGCGTGGACTGCACGCGGCGCAGCGCCTGGGCGCTGGCCTGGGTGGGGGCGTTGCCGAAGGTGGATTCGACTTTGTAGGCTACCTGCTTGAACAGGCCACTGGCTGCGGGCATGGTGATGCTCCTCTATTGCGGTTGCGGATGAGCCATCACGGCTCGTAGTGGATGACGATGAAATCGACCGATTGCACGTAGACGCTGCGGTCGTCATCACGCAGGTCGGGGCCGATGAGGTCGCGTGTGGTGCTGACCACGCGCACGCCGTTGAAGGTGCCGCGCTGGAAATTGCAGGCCTGCATCACGACATCGAGCAGTGCCTTGAGGCTGGCGTAGTCGTTGGCCAGCAGGGTGACCTGCACGCGGCCGCGCATCAAGGCGAAGGCCGAGAAGGCGTCGATGGTGGGCACTGGCACCGTGCTGATGTGCGTGATCACGAGCGCCGGGTAGGCCGTGCCCTGGGGCAGCTGGGCCGGCCAGATGCGGTCGGCCACGATGGACGTGACGGCGCTGGCCGCCAGCAGTTGGGCCCTGATCGCTTTTTCTGCGCGCATGGTGATGGGTCAGGGGGTGGCGCTGTCGGCCGAGGTGTCGAGGCTGACGTCGTCCGGCGTGTCCATCCCCTGCTTCGTCAGGCGCTTCTTGATCTGCAGCGCGAAGGCCAGCGTGGCCGGCGCGCTGGCGGTGTCGAGTGCCGGGCGCATGAAGGGCTTTTTCTTCGCGCCCGGGTGGTGCACCACCTCGCGCATCAGGCCGGCGAAGAACAGGCTCTTGTGCTTTTTGGGCTTGATGTCGTGCGCGGCGGTGCCGAACTCGACGAAGCGGGCATAGAAGGCCGCGTTCTTGCCGCTGCCGCCGGCAGTGATGGTGGCGACAGGCTTGCCGCGGATCACGCGCACGCTGGCGTGGATGCTGTCGCGCAGGCGGCCGGTGTGGACGGATCCGTCATCCTGAAGCTGTTCTTTGACCTGGGTTTCGATGACCTTGGCGCCGGCGCGCAGCGCGCTGCGCAGCACGTTGCGCTGCAGCTTGTCGGTCAGCTCGGACAAGGTCTTCTCGAGCTCGGCCAGGCCGTTGATCTTGACTTCGAGCATCACGTCACGTCGCTGTATTCGGTGGCATTGAGGTCGAGCCATTCGCGCCGGCCCACTTCGGTGGCCGGCCCGTCGACCATGAAGGTGCGGGTGCCGTAGTGCACGCGGAATGTGCTGGCTTGCTCGGGCACCAGGCTTGCGCGCCAACGAACCCGGAAGCTCGCCTTGCGCGATGCCACGCGGGCGTGGGTCGACACTTGCTCGATGCCCGGGAACTCGGCGAAGGCTGCCCACACGGTGCAGATGTCAATCCAGACCCGTTGTTCGCTGCCGAAATCGGCGTCGCGGTTGAGCGTGTACTGCTGCACGGTGATCTTGCGATCGAGCTGGACGGTGGGCATGGTGCGGCGGCCTGGCTCAGATGATGACGCGCACGGGGTCGAGCAGCCGGTCGATGAACTGCAGCGGCTCGACCTTGACGCCGCGCTCGGCGATGAACTCGCCCCGGTGGTCGTAGCTGGCACGCAGGCGCGCCAGCATCCACTGCCGCACGCAGGCCGGCACGGCCGATGACGCAGACCCGTAGCCCGCGGTGTAGTTGATCTGCACGCTGCCGGGCTCGGGGATGGCGATGGGCCAGATCTTGCCGAAGCGGGGCGACAGGCGGGCCAGGGGGCCGGCGGTGTCCGCCACATATTCGGTGGTCGGCCAGGTGACCGTGCTGCGATCGAGCGCGGTGTAGGTCACCGAATCGACCGATTGCACAGGGCCAAACTCAAGTTCAATCGCGCGCAGCCAATCCTGGTCGCCACCGTAGGTGCCAGCAAAGCCGTCCAGCACCAGGCGCCACTGCTGGGTGATGAAGGAGCGGCCCGCATAGGTCTGCGCGAACTCGCGGGCGGACTGGATCCAGATGGCCAGCGGCACATCTTCCGACGTGTCGCTGGCGTCCAGGCGCAGCACGTTTTTCGCATCGGCCAGGCTGAGCGGTTCGCTGGCCGGCGCCTGGATCTGGATGAGGCCCATGGTGGACGACCCGCCGTGCTCAGATCACCTGGACGGTGGCGGCCTGGTTGCTGGCCGGCATGAAGCGCGGGATCGCGCCGTAGAGCTGCGCCGCCACCAGCGATGCCGCAGTGCCCACGGTGATGGACAGGCGCACGTAGCGAAAGCCGCCTTCGGTGTCGAGGTCGGCCTCCTTCATGTTGATCATGACCTGCTTGTTGTCGCCGCTGGCCTTGACGATCTGCGTGATGGCCTTGCCGGTGATGTCCTTGACGCCGGTACCGGCGTTGTCGGTGGCCTGCTGCAGCTTGGCATCGACCGTGGCCGAGGCGCCGAGCACGCCGGTCTGGATGACCGCGAGCATGGCCAGGTAGGTGGCCTGATCGATCCAGGCGGTGGAGATGGTGCCGGCCGCCTGGCTGACCGGGTCGATGGTGGCCAACAGGCCGAGGCCTTCGGACGGTTTCTGGTTCGTGAACATGGTGTGTGGTCCTTTGCGTGGGGTGGGTGTCGCTGGGGTCAGCCGGCCGGATGGATCAGCGAGCCTGCAGGTTGACGATGGGCGACAGCGTGGTGCTGCCCTTGGCCGGGGTGACCGGGGCCGCCAGCTTGGGGGAGCCGTCGATGCGGAAGGTCAGGCGCAGGGCCATGGCATCGGCATCGAAGTACAGGTGCATCGAAGTCGCCACCTCGATGCCGGCCGCCTTGGTGATGGTGCGGTAGTAGCTCAGGTCCACCAGGGCGATGTCGCCCGCAGTGCTGAAGCTGGGCATGTGCTGCGTGGCGATGACGTTGCGGCCCAGCAGCGTGCCGCTGGGCGAGTTCTGGAACGCACCATTGCCGGCACCGTAGGGCAGGTACAGCAGCTGGTTGTTGCTGTTGAGCGTCCACAGGTAGGGCAGCGCGTCGTGGTTCATCACCCAGACCTGGCTGCGGATGGCGTTGACATCCAGCATGCGCGCGGCCATCTTGGCGATGTTCATCTTGTCGAGCGTCAGCGTGGCCTGGCCGCTTTCCTTGGCCTGGGTGACCAGGGCGCCGCCGTTGAACGCGCCCAGCGGCTGGCCGTTGCCGTTGCCGAAGAGGATGGCTTCGTTCGTTTTCCACCGCAGGCTTTGCGTGGCCAGATCCTGCACTTCGGCCTGCATGGCCGGAGCATCGGCGATCAGCTCGTCCGTCATGGGGATGAGCGCCATCAGCTTGTGCAGGCGCATCACCTGGGCACCCAGGACCGGTTTGGTGGCGGTGCCGGCGCCGGCTTCGCTCTGCCAGTAGGCGCGCACGCCGTTTGTGCCCCAGGGGGTCTGCTCGGTCTTGGGAAAGACCATGCTGTTGCCGCTCACGGGCCTGTTGGCGGTGAGGGGGATGAGGCTGTCGTCTTCGAGGCTGAGCTTCCACAGCTCGCCGCTGAAGGCCGGCGGGATGACGAAGCCGCCGTCAGCGCCCGCGCCTTCATTTGCAGCGGCGCCGGGTGCGGCGGCGCCGATGGCCAGACGGCGATCCATGGCACCGCCGTCGCGGTTGGCGTTGATGACCGACTGGGCGAACTGGCCAAAGGTGGTGAAGCCGCGCTTGGCGTCTTTCTCGAGGTTTTCCTGCACCGTGATGGTGGCACCGGCCGGCAGGGTGACGCCGCCAGCGGCGTCCATGCCGGCTGCCTCGTTGGCCAGGGCCTCGGCGGTGGCGATCTGGCGGTTCAAGGCCTCGATGCTGGCCATGTGGCCGTCGAGCGCTTTTTGCTCTTCGGCGCTCAGGTCGCGGTCGGTGATGGCGTTGATGGCGGTGGCGGCCTTGAAGGCCTCGGCCTTGCGGGCCTTGAGGGCGCGGATGTGGGCAGCGGACATGGGGGAAGCTCCTGCGAAGGATGGTGGGTAAAGGGGTGCACTCGGCCCGGGTGTGGGGCCAGGGCGCGCGCCTTGGGACGCGCGCCGCTTTGCGGGCCGTGCTAGCCCTGGGACAGGTTGAGCAGACGCAAGGCCGTGGCCGTGCGCTGCTGGTGGTGTTGGGAGCGGCTGGCGCCGCCGGTGGTGGTGCGGTGCTGCTGGCCCAGGCGCTGGGCGCGGCGCACCGCATCGTCAAAGGTGATGATGTCGTCGACCATGGCCTCGGCCTTGGCCTGGGTGGCGCCGAGCACACGGCCCTGGCCCATGCCGGCGCGCACCTTGTCGGCGCCGACCCTGCGGCCCTTGCCCACATCGCGCGTGAAGGCTGCGAAGTAGTCGTCGGTGCGGCTCTGCAGGAAGTCGCGCGCCTCGCCAGGCAAGGCCTCGAAGGGGTTGCCTTCGATCTTGTACTTGCCGGCGCTGATCAAGGTGGTCTTGACGCCGGCTTCGTCCATGGCCTTGGACCAGTCTTCATGGGCCATCCACACGCCGATGCTGCCGACCTCGCCACCGGGGGTGACGTAGCACTCGGCGCACTGCGACAGGATCCAGTACCCGGCCGATGCCGCCAGGCTGTTGGCAATGCCGACCACCGGCTTGGCGCTGGCGCGGATCTCGGCGGCTAGCTCGGCCACGCCGTAGACGCTGCCGCCAGGGCTGTCGACATCGAGCAGGATGCTGCCGATGGTCTCGTCGGCGTTGGCCTCGCGGATGGCCTTGCTGATGCTGCTGTAGGCGGTGCCGCCCTCGCACAGGTCGAAGCTTTCGGCGCGCTGCATGAGCGTGCCCAGCACCGGGATGACGGCCGTGGCGCCGCTGGCCCGGCTGCCGGTGCGGGCGGCAGGCGCGGCGGCCTGGGCGGGCACGGCATCGGCCGGGGCAGCCGCGCCGAGCTTGGCGCCGTAGATGCGCGCCAGGGCCACGGCATAGGCCTGCATGCGCTCGGGCTGCATGGCCCATGGGCTGGACAGGGCCCAGCTGAGAAAGTGGAGTTGGCGCATGGTGTGGGGTGCTCCGTGGTGCGGGTCAGGCGGCCAGGGCCAGGGCGATCAGCTCAAGGTCGGGGTCGAGACGGTCGATGGCGATGGCGCTGCGGCCCTGGGCGATGTCGCGCAGCAGGGCCGCGACCTGGATGCTGATGATGTCGCCGCCCTGGGCCTGGTCGGTGCCTGCGGGCGCGCGCTGTACCAGGTCGAGCGGCGCGTGCAGGCGCGGTGGGCGGCTGCGGGTGGGCTGCCAGGGGATGACGATGCTGCCGGTGCCGAACATGTCGGGCAGCGTGGTGTCGGCCACCGGGGCGACGGTCCAGGCGTCTGCACCCGTGGCGGAATCGGTGATGTCGATGGCAGTGACGTTGCCCGGGTCGAATGCCGTGGCGCTGCTGCTGCCCGCTGCGCTGTCGGCCAAGGTGATGGCAACGGCCACGGCCATCTGATCGACCGCTGCGGCGGCATCGGCCGGCAACAGGCTGGCCACCATTGCAGCCGATGAGCTGCCGGCGCTGCTGTCGGCAATGGCTGCCGTCGCGACGATGTCGAGCGCATCGACGCCTGCGCCAGTGTCCGTAGCGGTGACAGGCGTCACGCCGCCACCGGTGTCGACGGATGTCGAGTCGCTGCCTGTTGCTGCGTCGGTCAGGCTCAGGGTGACGGTGATTGACGTCGAGTCGGAGCCGGTTGCCGCGTCGACCCCAGGTGCAGAGGCATTTGCGGCTGCGCTGTCGGACCCGGTGGCACTGTCGCTCGCGGGCATGGCAGCAGCCAGTGCCAGGACGTCGCTGCCCGCTGCGGTGTCGGCGGCCGACAAGGCCGCGGCGATGGCGACCGTATCGGTGCCGGCTGCAGACTCGGCCAGGGTCAGGGCAGTAGAGACGGCAGCCGCATCGGTGCCTGTGGCTGCATCGGTGCCTGATACGGCCGCCGCGATGGCGATCGATTGCGTGCCGGTGGCAGTGTCGGCCGCGCTGATGGGTGTGCTGCCGCCGCCGGCTGCGGTCCAGGTCGTGAGGCCGAGCACCGCATCGACAGGCTGTGCGCCAGGCGTTGCGGGGGCGGCGTAGGCCTGCGGGATCAGGCCATCGACCAGCGCCGACGTGCCGGGCGTTGCGGGCGCGGCGAAGCCGTCCAGCAGCGTGACGCCGTCGATGATCTGCATGGTCATGGTGTGTGGCCCGGGCTTCGATCAGTTGAACTCGAACCAGGCGCCATTGACGATCATCTTGCGGTTGGCAGTCGTGACGGCCAGGGCGCTCCAGATCACGATACCTTCGCCAGCCACCAGGATGAGCTGATCGTCTTCATCCTCGGTGTTCCATTCGTCGGTCTGGGCGGACCAGTGGCCAGCGCCGCCGGTGGCGAGATCCATGGTCTGGCCAATCCATTCATAAAACGTCCCGACGTTGGTGACCGTCAGGCCGGTCGAGACGGTCGAGACCTGGGCGACGGGCGCAGAGTCACCGGTCTTGCGCTTCACCGGCGTGATGTTGGGCGTCAGCGTGCCGGTGAATGTGATCCGGCTGGCGCGCACGATGGGTGCAATCAAGTCGACAGCCAGCGTCGTCGAGAAATTGTGCTTGAGCGTGAGTCGGTCCATGCCTACCTTGATCGAGCTGCCGATGGGGTTGATCAAAAACAGGAAGCCGGTGGGCGCCGTGCCGGTGATGCCGGTGTGCACTGCGGTGGGCACAGCCAGGGCGCCGCTGGTGAATTTGTACTGCCCGACCACGTCGCGTTCGGTGCTGGGGATGAAAAAGTACTCTTCAACCGTATTTGCGCCGACGACGCTTTCCTTGGCGCGGATCTTCCGGCCAGTGTTGCCGGTGTCACTCGGCAGGATGATGACTTGGTCAGTTTTGGCGGCCATGGTGGTGCATCAGGCAATGCTGAGGGTGAGCGTGCTCACCCAGGTGGTGCCGCTGGCCTTGGTGCCCATGGCAGAGACACCGCGATCCAGGCAGATGCCGCTGGTGCCGTGCTTCACCACAAATTCGGCCCAGGCGTAGTTGGCAGATGAGGTGCCGAACGTGCTTTTGAACTGGATGGCGCCGGCCGATGGCACGGATGGAAAGCTCGCATCCATGGCCACGTATGTCTTGTTCGTGGCGGCCTGCAGGTCGGTCTGGCCGGCACTGGCAGCGGTGCTGCTGTCGCCGATGCCGATCTGGGCCTGGGCGTTGCTGAAGGTGTTCGAACTCTGGCCGGTGATGAGCTTCCACATTTCGTTCACACCGGCGGTGAGGAACAGGTTGTGGGCCTCGGTGAAGCCGACGAAGTGGCCGCGCTCGTCGAACTTCTCGACCAGCAGATGGCCGCGCAGGGTGAAGCGGTCGTGTTGGCTCATGACGCGGTGCTTTCGGTGGATTCGGTGACGTGGCTGACGATGGAGCCGTCCGGCTTGCGCTCGCTCAGCACGGTCTTGGTGATGGCGCGCGGGGCATCGATGTGCGCCACCACGTCGACATCGGCCGGCTTCACATCGACGTTGACTGGCGCATGCACCAGCACGCGGTGCTGCTGGATCAGCTGGGGCGCGGCATGCATGACGCCGGGCGGGCAGGCCAGCAGCAGGAGCTGGGTGCGGGCAGTGGCCTCGAAGTCCGCTGCGGTGATGATGCCGGCGGCCAGGTCGGACGCATCGACGCGCCGCCCGGCGACGTAGGCCACGCCGCTGGCCAGGTCGACAGCCATGGCCTCGGCCACATGCTCGGCGTGGCCCTGCATGGCCGCATCGAAGGCGGCGCCGGGCTCGCCGTGGCGGCTTTGGGCACGCTGCATGGCGCCCAGTTCGCGGCGCGCGACGCGGCCGGCCACGCCGGCCAGCAGGGCCTGCAGGCGGGCCTCGGCAGCGTGTCCGGGCGTCTGCACACGGGCAGGCCGGCGCGGCGCGGCGGCATCGCCGGCGGGGCCATCGGCTCCGAGTGTGTCGTCGTCTTCGCCGTCTGGCTGCGAGCCCTTGGCGGGCTTGTCGGCCGGCTCGGCCGCTCTGCCGGCAGGTGCGGGCATGGGGTCATCCAGGCCGCGCTGGTTGAGCGGCACCAGGGGCTCGTCCAGGCCGTCGATGGGGTCGAGGCCTTCCATCTCGCGGCCCTCGTTGCGCGTCAGCCAGCCGTCGAGCACGCCGTTGTGGATGTAGGTGCTGCGGCTGGAGGCATCGCCGCGCATCTGGCCGCGCATGTCGAACTCGACTTCGAGGTCGGTGTCGGCGCCCAGCAGGCTGCACTCGATGGAGCTTTCCCAGCGCTCGCACCAGGGGTGGATGCTGTCCTGCCAGAACTCGATCGCCTGCTGCTCGATGTTCGAGAACGTGGCCTTGCTGAGGTCGCCGATCTTGTGTGGCGGGACGCGGAAGAGCCGCGCGATCTCGGTGGTCTTCATCGCCCGGGCTTCGATGAACTGCATGTCGCGCTGGCTGACCTGCAGGGACTGCAGCTCCATGCCCTGGTCGAGCACCATGAAGCGGCCGCGGTTCATGCCGGTCTGGGCGCTCTGGATCTGCTCGCGAAAGCTCTCACGCGCAGCGCGGTCTGAGAACTTTCCGGGCACCTTGACCCAGGCCGGTGGCGCGCCGTTGTTGCGGAAGAAGGTGCTGGAGTAGTCCTGGAAGGTGACGGCCTCGCCGAGCGACTCGGCGGCCAGGGTGATGGGGCTCAGGCCCATGATGCCGTCGCTGCCCAGGCCGCGCAGGTGCCAGACCTGGTCGCGGCGCAGGGGCTGGGTGCTGCCATCTCGCAGGGTGCGGCGGTAGCGCCATTCGTCGGTGCCGATGGCCTCGACGCTGATGCTGTCGGGGTGCATGGGCACCAGGGCCTTGATGCCGCCCTGGCCATCCTCGACGATCAGGTTGTAGGCGTTGCCACGGTAGGCGAGGTGGCCCTGCAGCATCTCGCGCCACTCGAACGGCGTCTGGTAGGGGTTAGGAGCCCGGCACATGAGGGTGTGCAGCCAGTGTTCGGTGACGCGCTGGCGGCCACCGCCGACGCGCGGGCGGTACAAGCGAAAGGGCAGCACGGCGAAGCTCTCGGCCAGCACACGCACGCAAGCGTAGACGGCCACCAGGCGGATCGCGGTGTCCGGGGTGACGCGGCCCGCGCGCGCCGGGACGCCGCTGAACCAGAAGTTGCCCCAGGGGCTGCGGTCCGCACCGGAGCCGCCGGACTCGGCGCGGGCGCCGGGCCGGAAGAAGCTGAACAGGGATGCCATGTCAGACGATGAGTAGCTCGTAGTCGGAGCCGATGACGAGCGTGTCGTCAGTGCGCGCCGCGCCGGCATAGGCCATCACGGCGGCGACGATGAGGTCGATTCGGCCGGTGGCCTTGAGCTTGTTGAGCTTGCGGTTGCCGGCGGGGTCGATGTCGACGACGGCGTTGGCGGCGCACCAGGTCAGGACCGGGTGGCCGTTGTGCATCACGGTGCGGTTGAGGATGGCGGTTTCGAACACGTCGACCGCGGGAGACATGTCCTTGAAGCCCTGGCCGAAGGGGATCAGGGTGGGCAGGGTGACGCCGTGCGCGTCGGCCTCTTGCTGGAATTCGGCCAGGCGCCAGCGGTCTGCGGCGATGCTGACCACGTCGAAGGCGGCGCAGATCTGGGCCATGCGCTGCAGTACATGCAGGCGCTGGATGGCGCGGCCGGGCGTGGTCTCGAGGTGGCCTTGCTTGTGCCAACTGAGGTAGTCGACGCGGTCGCGGTTGCAGCGATCGTGCAGGCCTTCGGCCGGCAGCCAGCAGTGCGGCACGATGGCCCAGGGCTGGCCGGGCTCGGCAGGCTCGACGAGCAGGACGAAGGCGGTCAGGTCGGTGGTGCTGGACAGGTCGAGACCGCCGTAGGCGCGGCGGCCGCGCAGCTCGGCCAGGTCGAAGGGCTTGCGGCAGGGTTCCCAGACGTGGGCGCTGAGCCAGGGGCTGATCGCCTCGGTCCACTGGCAGAAGCACAGGCGGCGCACGAGCGCTTCCTTGCTGGGCATGCCGCGGGCCTCGGTCACTTGTTCGCGCAGGTACTGCAGGCCGGGCAGGTTGGCATGCTGCAAGCTGGGGTTGGCCTTGGGCCAGCAGGATTCGTCTTGCAGCGGGTCGTCGTCCGGGTCGAGACCGCAGACGAAGCTGAAGAAGGCGTCGTCCTGCTTGGTGCCGGCGGCGACCTGGGCGGCGTAGTCGTGATAGATGCCGCAGGGCGTGTTTTGACCGGCGCCGCTGTTGGTGATCATGAAGATCAGGGCCTGGCGGCGCGACTTTGTGCCGGCGCGCATGAGTTCGACGACGGCGGCTGTCTTGTGCTCGTGGACCTCATCGATGAGGGCGACGTGGGGGCGCGGGCCTGACTGGCCATCGTCGGCGCTGATGCTGCGAAAGAAGCTGCCGGTGGCGCGGTAGCCCAGGTTCCAGACGTTTTCACCGGCGCCGGAGGGGGTGAGGCGGGCGAAGAGTTCAGGGCTCTGCTGGTACATGGCGACGGCGTCGCGGAAGAGGACCATGGCCTGGTCCTTCTTTGTTGCGGCGGCGTAGATCTCGGCCCGGGCTTCGCCGTCGGCGGTGAGGCCGGCCAGGCCGATGCCGGCAGCGAGCGGGGATTTTCCCGAGCCCTTGGCGGTCTCGACGTAGGCGACGCGGAAGCGGCGCACGCCGGTGGCGGTGTTGCGCCAGCCCTGCAGGCTGCCGGCGATGAAGGCCTGCCAGCCCAGGAGCTTGAAGGGCTGGCCTTCGAAGGCGCCGCCGTTGAGGCAGAGCACCTCTTCGAAGAAGGCGATGCGTTCGGCGGCGTGGGTGGGCGACCAGGTGAAGCCGCGGGCCGGGGCCTCGGTGAGGTCGCGCAGGTGGCGGGCGCAGGCGGCGCGCACGTGCGGGCCGGCGATGATGGTGCCGGCCAGGACATCGTGAGCGTACTGAGTGACGCGGTCGGCGATGGGGCGTGGCGGCTTGGAGGCGCGGGCGCGTGGGGTCTTCGGGCGTGGCGTGGCGTGGGCGGCCGGTGCGGCCTGGGCGGCCGGTGCGGCCTGGG